GCATCACAGATGAGGGTATTCCCTCGTTTGAACCTATTGATGTTACTGGTGAAAACACTCTAGGATTTGATCAACCTGTGCAAACAGGACAACAAGTTCAACCAGATATTGGACCTATTTCTTCTGAAACTCGTGGAGGTGGTGACACTATTTCTGCTGCACCAGCACCCGTAGAAACACCAGTTAGTGCTGCACCATCAAATTACAGTTTGTTTGGCGGGGGAGGTAGTGGAGGTCAACCAGGCATTAGACTGGGGACACCTAGTCAACTTAGTTTGGCCTTGCCGTCTGACGTAACCCCGTCAATTACAACGCCATCTGGTCCTTCTCCTTACGACATCACAAGCAAAACAGCATCAACCCTTGCTGCACCTGGGCCAGAAGTAGGTGCACCAGCACCAGGCGGTATGTCAGATGCTACCAAGGCTAAACTAGGCATAAGCGGTCTAGAGGCTCTTCTAGGTGCATCTCAGGTCAGGGCAGCACAATCACAAGGTCAGGCAGCGCAACAGGCATTACAGGCACAGGCAGCACCTTATCAACAGCAAGGTCAGCAGTTGTTGGCATCTTCACAACGGGGTGAACTCACGCCCGCTAATCAACAAATACTACAGGCTGCACAGGCACAGGCAGCGCAGAATATTGCGACTAGAGGCGGTGTTGGCGGTATGCAAGCCCAGAATCAAATCAACGCACTACAACAGCAGTTGTTGACCAGTCAACTCAATTTGGGTCTCCAGTTGCAGTCTGTGGGTGACAAGATTGCTCAAGGCGCTATCCAAGCTGGTGTCCAGGCTGATCAATATGTCAACAACCTCACGTCTAGTTATGCCATGAACATTGCTAGAACATTGGCTGGTGGTTTGCCTGGTGGCACAACTACAACTCCTACACCGCAACAATAAGGGGTTAACATGATTACCACACTAGGCAAATTAGGATCGGGTACGTTTGGTGAATTTGGCGTTAAAGATTTAGCACCTCCAAAAATAGAAACACCAGATTATGAGATGAAACCTGATGTTGCTAGAAAAAAATTGAGAGAGGCTGCAGAGTCAAAAACTCAATTAGAAAGAGCACAGACAGAACGTCAGGCAGAGGCTGAACGAGAAAAAGCAGCGGGTGAAACAACAATAGCTAAAGAATATGCAGAAAAGGTTAAAGAAGACCCCTACAAATTGCTAGAAGACCAACGAATAGAAGAGAGAGACCGTCTCAAGTTTGTGCCTAATCAAGAGAATGTACAAGACTTAGGGACTCTCTTTACGTTGACTAATCTTCTAGGATTCATGATTGGTGGTAAGTCTAAAGGCAACGCCCAAGCTGCCATGTCTGCCATGAACGGGATGCTAGAAGGCCACCAAAAAGGCCGTGAAGACTTGTATAAAAAAGAGAAAGACATCTACGATCAGAACATGAAGGCGTTGGATCGCACGATTGACACTCTAGCAAAACGAGTGCAACAAAACATGGCTACTTATCAAGTAGACAGAGATGCTGGTATGGCTGCACTACGCACCACCATTGCTGAACACAATGCTACTTTTTTAAAAGACACATTAGAAAAGTATGGCCCAGCGTATATGTACGACAAGTTAAAAACCATTGTTGATTTGGCTGACAAAAAACAAGCAGCTGATTTGGCTGCTGAAAAGGCTGCAGAGGCTAGAGCGCATCAACAGAAGATGGAAAGTTATGAAGAGAAAAAACTAGGATTTGAGGCCGAAAAAGTTGGATTAGAACGGCAAAAAGTTGCTGCACAATTAAGGCAAGAAGGCGATCAATACACAGAAAATGCTGCACAAGCTATTGCCAACTACGCACAAGCTCCTCCTGGACTAAGAGACAAGAATCGTTACAAGATATTGGCACGGGTGCGTGAACTTAATCCTACCTACAACGAGGGTATGTACAAGGATATGGACACGGCCTATCGCAACTGGACGCAACCTAATGGCACAGGTGGCAAGCAGATTTTGGCGTTTAACACCGTTGCTAGTCACTTAGACAGTATTGAGGCATTGGCAAAAGCACTGGAAAACAGAGATCAACCAGGTGTTAATGCTGCGGTCAACTTCATCAAAAATAACACTGGAGACCAAAAAGTCACAGATTTCAACACAGCTAGACAAGCGGTGGCTGCAGAGTTGGTCAAGGCCATTGAGGGCAGTGCGGGTGCATTGGGTGACCGTGAGGAGGCACTAAAGACACTCGATCCTACCAAGTCACCAGCACAGCTGATGGGCACAATCAAGATTTACAAGGAGTTGATCAAGAGACGTATTGAGGCCAGCAAATATATGTACGAACAGTCTACTGGTCGCAAGAACTTTGAACAATTTATCCCGCCAGAGGTTAGGCGGTCATTTGGTATTGATGATGTTATTGCTGCTAGGCCATTGCCTGAGTCACCTCAGTCATCTGTACCTACAACAACAGGGCCAAAAGAAGGTGACAAGAATAAGTCCAAATCAGGCAGACCCATCATCTTCAGAGGTGGTGAATGGCATTATGAGGATGAACGATAATGGCTGTACCAAAAGAAGACTTACCCACAACTCTTGTTCCTAGTGACGATTTGCCTGGCACAAGTCAGGTCAAACCTATACCAGGCGGTCCTGAGTATAAAGAGGCTTTGCAAGGTTTGACATTTGGGTTTGGTGAAGAGGCTATGGCAAAAGGTCGATCACTGATACCTGGTCAACCCAGTTATGAAGAATCTGTAAAAGCAGAGCGAGAACAACTCAAGCAATATGAGAAAGAGAAACCTCTTACCGCAACGGGTTTGCAAGTGGCGGGTGGGTTAGCACCGTCTTTAGTGACAGGCGGTATTGGGCTAGTAACAGGGGCTAAACCAGCCATTGCCAAGGGTTTAGACGTGGCGGGTAACCTTACCCTTACCGCCATGAAAAAATACTATCCAGAGGCGTTTGCAAGGCTTCCAGACTTTATAAAGGCGGGTGTCACGGGTGTAGAGGCTGGGGCTAAATATGGAGCTGGTGCAGCAGAAAAGCCAGAGGATGTACCTAGAGAGATGGCAGTAGGCGGTCTGGTGGGTGGTACTGTAGGTGGTGCAACCAGTATTGCTAAAACAACTCTGACTCCTGTCTTTAGGGCGTTATTTGGTGACGTGGATAAAGATGCAGCCACTCGCATTGCTAACGCTATGCAGATGGATAAAACCACGCCAGAAGAGTTAGACAAAAGGTTGAAGGCTGCGGGTAAGCCTGGTGAAGTAACTTTGTCAGATGTTGCTGGGCAAAACCTCAAGTCATTGATGCGGGTGGGCACAAACGTGCCTGGTGAAACACGGGAGTCTGCCACCAATTTTCTAACACAACGTCAACTAGATCAGTTTGACCGGATCAATGAAGACGTGGAAAACATGATGCTGCAAGGTAAAGGCAGAGATGTTTATACGTTGAAAAATGAATTAGACACAGTTAGAAAATCTATGTCTGATCCTTTATATAAACAGGCTAATAGTATAAAAATACAAAATACGCCTGAGTTAATACAAATACTGAATGCTATGCCTAATGAGGCATTGTCAAGAGGTAAAAGTATTTACAAGTATGAAATGTTGCCGACACCAGATGTGCCTGGCAAATTAAAAGATTTAGCTAAAAAGACTGATCCTATAGACTTTAGAATCTTTGACCTTATTAAAAGAGGATTGGATTCTGAGATCAATCAACATCAACAAAATGGTGTTTATGATGACATTGGGCGTTCTTTAATCAACCTTAAAAACACATATCTTAACTATTTAGACAACGCCAACCCTTACTACAAAGCTGCTAGAGATGCCTGGGGCGGTCCATCTGAGTCTAGAGATTTGCTAGATCAAGGTAAAAAGATTTTCCAATTAAACCCATCTGCGGTGGCAGACAAGTTCAGCAAGATGAATCCTGGACAACAACAATATTTTAGGATGGGTGCTGCCGAGGCCATTAAAGATGTAATTGGTGGAAAACAAGACATGGTCAACAAGGCTAGAGTATTGATTGGGTCTGCCAAAAATAGAGAAAAATTACGGTCTATATTCCCTTCTCAAGAAGCCTACGATCAATTTATGAATCGTATGCAAGTAGAAAAGAAAATGTCAGAAACTGCTGGTTATTTGTTGCCAACATCTGGATCAAAAACAGCTGGATTGTTAACAGATGTAGGTGAATTAGGACCAGAACAACAAGCGGGTTTACTTAAAGATTTAGTGTCTCTTAATCTGCCAGGTGCAGCCATGAGGTTGACACCTAAACTCTATGGTGCAACCACGGGTGTTACCCCAGAACTGGCTAGTTCATTACAAAAGAGTCTACTCACGCCTGGTGCAACAGCTGGTGATCTAGCAAATAGAATCAAGGCTGCTAGACAAGCCCAGGCTAGAAGTCGTGCTATCACGCAACAAGTGGGTAAAACAGCTGCTGCACCTATTCTTCTGCAAAACCGTAAAGAACAATACTAGGAGTAAACCATGCCACTCAAAAAAGGTACTAGCCGTGAAACAATATCCAAGAACATTAGCAAACTCACAAAAGAGGGAGGCCGTCCACGCAAGCAAATTATTGCTATCGCTTTGTCATCGGCTAGAAAGTCCAAAAAAGGAAAGCGCAAGGCTAAAAGATGAGCAAGAAAAAGGAAAAGGGTATAAACCCAGCACTAGAGACAGCCATCTCTGAAATGCTAAAAGCGGTCATGGTAGACCCCACCGCCACGATTACTGACAAAACAAAAGTGATAGACCGTGCCCTCAAGTTGGAAGCCATCAAGATGAAGATGCAAGATGACGAGTGGGGTAGTGGGTTTATGGGATTAGAAGACGAGGAAAACGAGGCATAATAGGGCTTTTTAAAGGGGGTTCTATGGATAAAGTCTCATTGATCACGTTGGCGTTGAAAGTTATCTCAGATCGTCTAATCACGATTCTGGCACTCATCATGTCGTGCGGACTCACGTCTTACACGTTGTGGGCGGGTGATTGGACAAGGGTAGCAACACTTGCTATATTTGTGTTATTCAGTTATTTAGTTGTAAAGAACAAGGAGGTTAGTCATGCCAAGCAGCAACCGCAACAAGAACCCTATGAGTCCCAAGGCTGATTATGAAAACAGCAACATGGCTAACTCTAAGCACCAGAGACCCCATGAGGTAAACCAACAGATTGCCAAGTCTGTGCGTCCACAGTTGCCCCGTGACGGGTCTGTTGGCATGGAAAGATGGACACCTGGCACATTGCCTATGGGCGGGTTTAGGTCAGTCATTGACTTCTCTGGCACGCCTAGTTACAACACCAAGAAGTCACCTACCTCTGGTGGTGGTGGAAAGGTTTACTGAAATGGCTAATAACATTCCATTCCAACAGATGGGCAATACTGTTAGGATGATTGTTAATGGTGCTGCAAACACGCAATCCAATGTGTTTACTATTCAATCTAACAGTCCTTGCCAACAATATTATCTAGCCAATGCTGATACAAACTCTGCGGTGTATGTACAGATTAACGCCACCAGTAATTTTAACATTGCGTTACCAGACGCTGGTCCGTGTCCAGTTATAGCGCTACCACCTTATTCGTACAAGGTATTCACAAACATACAGGTAGGACCTGGTGCTAATGTGTACGCAAAAATCATTGGAGATGCTGCCAATGCCACTTGCTACATCACACCTGGAGAGGGGTTCTGATTGGACCCAATCACAATATTCGCAGCGTGCAAGGCTGCTCATGCGGGTATTCGAGAGTGTATTGATCTTTACCAGGACTTTAAAAAGGATGGTAAAGACGTGTCCGACATTGTGGGTGACATTGGTAAGAACTTAGGTGCGTTCTTTACCCACCAGGAATCGTTTAAAGAGGCCGAGAAGGAGGCAAAGAAGAAGCCTCTAAGCAAAGGTATGTCTATCAACGAGGAGGCCATGAACCGCATCCTACGCCAGCAACAGCTGGAGCAGATGGAGACCGATCTTAGAGAGATGATCATCTATCAAATAGGTATGCCTGGTCTCTGGAGTAAATTTGTAGAGATGCGGGAGATTGTCCGCAAAGAGAGAGAGAAAGTAGAGCGTGAACAAAAAAAGCCCTTGAGGAGGCTGCCAGAAAGAGACGGCAGTTTATCGACAAATGGCAAGTTCGTGGAGCGTTATTGGCTGGCTGTTTATCTCTCTTGATCGTCTTCTCTGCCCTCATGTATGCTATTCATGTTGACTACGAAAACAGTAAGAATGGAGTTCACAGATGAGTTGGATTGAAAGTATTGCACCCACGATTGCATCTGCCCTGGGCGGTCCACTTGCTGGCCTAGCAGTAGAGGCGGTATCCAAAGCTATAGGGGTTGACCCTAATCAGGTACAAGACACCATCAACTCCGGCAAACTGACTGCTGATCAGATTGCGAGCATTCAGGCTGCAGAGGTACAGCTCAAGTTAAAGGCTCAAGAGATGGGCTTGAACTTTGAAGAACTGGCTGTACAAGACCGTAAATCAGCCCGTGAGATGCAAACGACTACCAAGTCATGGATACCCCCACTCTTGGCTATTTTGGTCACTCTGGGCTTTTTTGGCATCTTGGCGGGCATGATGACAGGCAAGGTGACTTCTAGTGAGGCTTTGATGATTATGCTGGGTTCACTAGGGACTGCCTGGACAGGTATTATTGCCTTTTATTTTGGCTCATCTGCATCTAGCCAGAACAAAGATGCACTACTTCATCAGAGTACACCCGCAAAATGACTATCCTAACTGAACACTTTACACTGGAAGAGTTGACTTACACCGATCACAGGGAGTTGAACAATGATCCTAGCGAATATGAAAAAGCAAATCTTATGCGCCTGGCAGAGTTTCTGGAGCTGGTCAAAAAACAGTTGGACAACAAGCCAATTATGGTTAACAGCGCTTTTCGCTCAAAAGCTGTCAATGACGCTGTTGGAAGTCGTGATACGTCTCAGCATCGTCTTGGTTGTGCTGCTGATATTAGAGTACCTGGTATGACCCCAGATGAAGTGGTCAAAACCATTATTGCGAGTGACTTACAGTATGACCAAATTATTCGTGAGTTTGATCGTTGGACTCATATATCTGTGCCTAATAGTCCTAATGACAAACCTAGACTACAAAAGTTAATCATAGATAAAGCGGGGACAAGACTCTATGCCTGATAACTCAGAAGTCTTACAAGCCATGTCGGATACACCACCAATACTGGATACGATTGCTCAACAGCAAGGTGCTGGCTTGTTTGAGGCAGCACAAAAGGAGTACCCTTATCTACAAGGTAAGGACATTGCCTACAAGTTCTCTCCACAACAAAACCCAGAATATATGTTGGAGTCGTACAAAGGTGAAGACTTGCCGGAGTGGGCTAAAGGCAGACAGGCAGCTATAGAGGTGTTTAATCCTAAAACCTCACCTCTGGACATTCTAGGAGATTATGTTAGCCATTATGCGGTAGAGACAGACCCGCAGCTGCAGCAACTTTATCAACAGTTCCAAGGCCAACTAGACCCAAAATCTATGCAAGAGAGGTATCAATACCATGTTGCTAATTTTGGAGAAAACAGGCCATATGAGCAGTGGTATCAGATGACAGGGTTGCCAGAGATGTTTAGGGGTTATACCTTTAACCAGTGGGAAAACCCTAAAGAGTTATATACACCAGCTCAACTACAAACACTAGATACAGTTCGTCAATATTTGGGGATTAAATAATGGCTAGGAAACAAGGTCCATCATTATCAGTAGGACGAGGAGAAAAACTCCCAGTGTCCAAAGGGGGAGGCTTGACAGCCAAAGGACGAGCAAAGTACAACAAAGCAACAGGCTCAAAACTAAAAGCACCGCAGAAATCAGGCCCAAGACATAAATCATTTTGTGCTCGCAGTTCTAGTTGGACTGGTGAAAGAGGCAAGGCTGCCAGAAAGAGATGGGGTTGCAGATGAAAAAGACACCTAAAGCCAAGCGTGGTCTGTACTACAACATCAACAAGAGACGCAAAGCAGGGCTACCTGCCAAGAAACCAGGACAGGCTGGCTACCCT